TGAAAGGTATCAATCTAGATTGTATGTGAAAACCTACTGTGGTAAGTGCTGTTGAACCATCTGGTGTTGTTGAATTTGCATTGTCCGCTGATATGTATTGGAAACCTTTACGTTTTTGCATACCACCTTGTGGTAACAATAACATATTGCTACATTGTTCAAGACCTGTTCTGTATAACGCACTATCAACCCTACCGTCCATGAACGGTCCAAGTTGTCCTGTGTTAAATGATACTTGACTTAATTTCCTAGTTGCCATTATCCTTCTTGGTGTCTCAAACGACTGCCACCAATGATGGTAGGACTTCCCACGTGAGCGTTGATCAATCTACCTGAAGGCATAACATTGACAGGTGGGTTTTCCTGTCCGTCACTGATCCTAGCCGCACGTAATTTTTGTTGAAAATCCTCTGCCAGTCTGTTTGAAAGTGTCCCTACTCCTGTGATTGCTTCATTTATTTCAAGTGCTAATTTTGCTATCAATGCTTCTGTAAAAAATACTGCAAGATCATCTTCTAACATCTCTTGGACATATTCTATATTCAATGTTGTTTCATTTGAAAACACTTTTGCACCTTCAATGCTGTAATCTGTCACATAATATCCACCGTCATCTATAAAACCTTTTACCCTGATCACATCACCAGGTAAAGCGTGGACTTTTTTGAAACTTTTGTCTGTTGGTGTTTCATTCAATAGGTTGATTGCTTTTTTTTCAAGTGCAAAGTTCCAAAACGTGTAATACAATAGTCCTTTT